GGTACAAACTAATTTGGAGAAAGGCAATAAATAAATTATTAAAAGATACCATACCTATCGAGGCACCAGAATCTACAAAGATAGATGTGCAGCTAAAAGAATTATTATCCGATTACATAAACAAAATACCAGGTAAAGATTGGAAAGATATATTAAGGGGTCTTGCATATACCGAAGAAGGTATAAGTTATTTTAAATTTAAAGACTTTTGGAAATATTTAGTTAGAACAAAAGTGTGGGACACAAAGAAATATCAGAAACAAAAGACAGCCAGAATGTTAGAAACCTTGTTTGATGCAGAGGAGATACCAGGCAAGATAAATAATAAGAGTGCAAGATACATGGCACTGCCAACTTTAAAATTAGAAAAACCTAATACTAGAAAAGATAAAATGAAGGAGGCACCTTTTGCATAGAATAATTATCCCTGGTCCACCAGGCACGGGTAAAACACATAGACTTATGTATTATCTTGATGAAGAGTTAAAAAAGACTGACCCTGAAAAAATTGCATACATAGCTTTTAGTAATGCAGCAGCAAACGTGGCTAAAGAAAGAATTAAGAATGACAAAGTGTATGTAAGCACAATGCACTCTATGGGAACAAGAGAGTGTGGTATCAACACTAAAACTCAGTTATTAAAAGGTGATAAATGGAAAGGTTTTAAAAACTTTTCTAAATATTGTAGTGATCTTTCCTTTGAGTCTAGAATAAATATAAATGGCTACACTGAATATGTGAATCCACATATGCGTATCATAGAGTTAGCTAGAAATAAAAAAACAAGTATTGAAGAAGCAGCTATAGAAATGGAATTACATTACACCACCGACATATGGTTAACAGAACAAATAGCTCAAGATTTAAAATCATATAAGGAGCAAACAGGTATGATTGAATACTCAGATATGATTTCCAAGTTTGTCGAGGAGGACAAGTGTCCACCACTACACTCCGTTTTCCTCGATGAAGCCCAAGATCTGAGTCCTCTGCAATGGGACATGTTCTTTTACATAGAGAGTAAGTGTGCTCGTTCTTACATTGCAGGGGATGATGATCAAACAATATATTCTTTCCAAGGGGCTTCACCAAAAATATTTATAAATTTAAAAGGGGAGTTTGATCCACAGATACAGTCACGTAGAGTACCTAAAAGTATCCATAAGTTAGCAACTAGTTTATTTCCACACATGAATCATCGTTTAGAGAAAGAATGGAAGCCAACAGATCGTGAGGGATCTGTAGAATTAAATGCAAGATTTTCTGAGCTTTCATTACATAAAGATCATTGGATGATCTTGACTCGAACAAATAAAATGTTAGAAGCTTTACGTGATTATTTATACAGAATGAGTTACAGATTTGAAGCTAAAGCACAAGAACTACTACCTCCTAAAATGTTAAATGCATTTAGAGTTTGGACACGTCTAAACCAAGGTGCCTTTGTAAATAAAGAAGATGTAAAAGATTTATGGGATTACATAACTGTGAAAGATGGTCATCTAACTAGAGGTTTTGCTGGTGGTAAGACACTAGAAAGTATCACATCAATAAATTTAGAGGGACTAAAAGCTAACCACGGGTTGCGAGCGGCGGGGGGTTGGGAGCAGTTAAACTTTCCAGAGTCCAGTAAGTTATATATAAAAAAATTATTAGAGTCAGGCGATAATTTAATGAAACCTGCAAGGATAAGATTATCTACAATACATGGTATGAAAGGTGAAGAAGCTGAAAACGTAGTTTTGTTTACAGACATAGAAAAAATTATTTATGATTCAGCAAGAAGAGATCCTGATCCTGAGCATCGTTTATTCTTTGTAGGTATAACAAGAGCAAAAGAAAACTTATTCGTGTGTAGTCAACATTACGAGTATCAATATAATATAGGAGCACCAATAATATGACAAATAAAGAAGATCTAGAAAGAGCATTTCCACAATCAAGACAGGTAGGAGGTTCACACTATAAATCGTTTCACATACAGCCGTACGAGTTTATTTCTAAAAATAATCTTTCGTTCTTCCAAGGCTGTGTTGTGAAATATGTATGTAGATATTTATCTAAAAATAAGATAGAAGACTTAGAGAAAATAATTCATTATTGTGAATTAGAAATTCTAAAGTTAAGAGATACCAAAAAGAAATAATGTTTACAGTGCAAACAGAGTGGGATTGTCCAGAAGAGTTTCCTGATTTATCGGGCGCAAAATATATAGCGATTGACTTGGAAACAAAAGATCTTGATTTAAAATCAAGAGGATCTGGTGCAATACAAGGAAGAGGTGAGATAGTTGGCATAGCTGTGGCTGTAGATGGTTGGTCTGGTTATTATCCAATAGCACACGAAGGTGGTGGTAATTTAGATAGAAGAATAGTTTTAGAATGGTTTAAAAAAGTTTGTGCAACAGATTCTTACAAGATATTTCACAACGCAATGTATGATGTATGCTGGATTAAAGCGTATGGTATACAAATTAACGGACACATTATGGATACCATGTTAATGGCATCTTTGATTGATGAGAATAGACTTTGGTATACATTGAACAGTATATCTTATGATTATTTAAGAGAAGTAAAAGATGAGAAAACTTTACAACAGGCTGCAGAGTCATGGGGCATAGATCCTAAATCTGAATTGTATAAATTACCTGCAATGTATGTTGGAAATTATGCAGAGCAAGATGCAAAACTTACATTAGAATTATTTAAAGCTTTATCTAGAGAAATACAAAAGAAAAACTTAGTAGAAATATTTGATTTGGAAACACAGTTATTTCCGTGTTTGATTGATATGAAATTTAAAGGCGTGTGTGTGGATATCGAACGTGCTCATAAATTGAAGCAAGAGTTATCACAACAGGAAGAGTTACTCCTATCAGAAGTAAAAAAGCAAACAGGAATAGATGTTCAAATATGGGCAGCAAGATCAATCGCCAAAGTTTTCGACAAGCTGTCTTTAAAATACGATAGAACCGAGAAAACAAACTCACCTTCATTTACAAAAAATTTCCTTTCCACACATAATAATCCTGTAGTTCAAAGTATAGCAAAGGCTAGAGAAATAAACAAGGCACATACAACTTTCATAGATACGATATTAAAGCATCAACATAGAGGCAGAATACACGCAGATATAAACCCTATAAGATCTGATCAAGGTGGTACAGTTACTGGTAGGTTTAGTTATTCTAATCCAAACTTACAACAGATTCCTGCAAGAAATAAAGATCTAGGTCCTATGATTAGATCTTTATTTATACCAGAAAAAAATCACAAGTGGGGTTGTTTTGATTATTCTCAACAAGAGCCAAGATTAGTTGTGCATTACGCAGCGACAACAGAGCCAATATGTTTTGATCCATCTGTAAAAAACATTGTAGAAAAATTTAATGAAGACACTGTGGATTTCCACCAAACTGTAGCTGACATGGCTAACATATCTAGAACACAAGCTAAGACAATTAATTTAGGTCTTTTCTATGGTATGGGTAAAAACAAATTACAAGCAGAATTAGGATTAAGTAAAAAAGAAGAGGCTGAGGATTTGTTTAATCAATATCATGAGAACGTACCTTTTGTTAGGGATTTGATGAATTACACTTCAAGACATGCACAATCCTCTGGATCAATAGGAACTTTGTTAGGTCGTAGATGTAGATTTACTAAATGGGAACCAAACAGATTTGGTATGCATAAACCTATGGATTATGTTGAAGCAGAAAGAACTTATGGTAGAGGACAAATACGTAGAGCTTTTACCTACAAAGCTTTAAATAAATTAATTCAAGGATCAGCAGCTGACATGACGAAAAAAGCTATGCTCGATTTATATAAAGAGGGTATTATACCTCATATACAAATACATGACGAATTAGATATATCTGTCAAAGACGACCAAGAGGCAAAAAGAATAATTGAAATTATGGAAAATGCTGTTAGTCTTGCTGTTCCCAATAAGGTTGATTATGAATTTGGAGAATCTTGGGGTGATATTTATGGATAATTATGGCTTATTTAAACGCAAACATACCTGTAGAATATGCTCAAATAAGGAGAGAATATTTATATGATCTTAAAAGTCATCATGGCGAAGTTGAAGACTGTATTATTTTCGGCATTAGTTCAATCACTGGTAAATCGCTTTTGTTCCATGCGATTATGGAAAACGGTGCGATCTTTTATAGACTCCCAATTACAGCGTTTATACAACGCGGTTTTAAACCTGCCGATGTACCTAGGCGTAGACTGGACGAGCTTCAGCTTTGGAATTGTTTCAGTTATTATCCTTCTGTTCATTCTTGGGATATTTTAGAAGCACAAGCTGGTAAATACATAGGAAAAGACAAGAAATGGCATCACGGTAAATATCTATTTACAGTTGACTTTGCTCACCCAGAGCCTAATATACTGGATACGGACCATTCGGAGATACCGCACGAGCACAAATGTGCTCACATCATAGCCCTAGATGATGGGAACTATGCAGCACAACCAAACAATAGATGTATCTGGGATATACCTTCTTTTACAGTAAAGAATAATACTCCGGATTGGAAAGTGCAAACATCTGAGTGGAACGTAGAAAACACAAGTAAATGGAAGACAGCTGATACAGATGACTTCTTTTC